AGACCTACAACATCAAGTACAGCTTCAATCATTTAGGTGATCTGTGACTGGAGATGTGGACGGTTAATTGTCACGGTAATGGTTGAAGTCGTAGAAGTGACGGTGGTCAAGTTTGCTGAACGAGCAGCAACAACTTGCAAACCGGCAGATGCCAAGACTTTCACACGACCGGCTGTAGCCGACAAGAACAGAGTGACGTTAGGTGCAACGGTCACAGCAGTTTTCTTGATGACTGCATTGCCAGCAATTTGATACCAACCATAAAGACCCGCTGTGCAAGCCGACATAGCGACTGCGACAGGTACGTCTTGAACGGCGGTGTTGACAACCAAAGTTGTTTGGTAAGTTGTAGCGTTGTAGCGCACAACAGAACCAACAACAGTTGATGCCACGCCTAACAACAGGATGAATTCACCCTCGCCGTAGGTTGGATCAAATGCACGAACAATAGTGCCGAGAACAGCTGGGGGCGTAGGAATAGTCGTGCCGCCTGCGGTTGTAACACCAGAGTCCGTTTGATCGATATTTAAAACCCCGATCCGAGGTTCGTCAAATGTATATGCCATGATGGTTTCCTTTAAGCGATCAGAACGCCGCAGAATTGCGGGCCTGAAGATGTGAGGTTGCCGGCAAAACCGATGAGCTTGACGATAGCGTCTTGGTTAACAGCTTGACGTTCGCCGCCGATTGGCACGAAATTACGATCAGCGTGTGGACGGAACATCATGTATTTGGTGTTCAAGAACCACATATGATTGGCAGTTGCATCGTTACCGATACCACCGTCTAAGATCACGTCTGATGCCATACCAGCGCCGTAGTATTTCAACGATGCAAAGCCTGCGCCAACTGCCGAATTACCGCCGTCGGAGATACGTTGAATTGACTGCAACGATTGCAAATACAGCTTGTAATAGTTGTTGTCGCAAACGATCAGATCAGGTTTGTCTGTTCCACGAATCAGCTGAACAGCAAGAGCATCCATGTACGACTGGATGTTTGATGCTGAAGTAGCTGAACCGCCATCAGTCACGCCTGAGAACTTAGCCGAACGCCAAAACGAGAACGATGCACGATTGATGCCGCCGTATGTGCCGGTGCTTGGTGCGTCAGGAACAGCAGCGCCGAGGCCTGTGATGTTCTTGCCTGAGTTACCAGTACCGTCTAGGTAAATGTCACCCGAAATACGGTTAGCCAATTGTGCTTCAGCCACGCTCATACGACCATCTAGCAAGTCGATAATCGCTTCTTTGCCGCTGTTCTGAATCATTTCCAAGCCGCTGATCGAAATTGCAGCAGCGTACTGGGTGATTGAGAATTGAGCAGCAGAAATTGGGCTGTTTTGACTAACGTTCAGGACTTCGTAACCTGAATATGAGTTAGTGTTGTCGGTTGCAGCGTCGTTGTACATGATCTCTTGCAAAATCACGTTACCGCCAGAAAACGTCTTTACGTTGCCACGTTCTTTCAAACGGCGCAGTAAAGCGTTGTTATTTGTTACGTTATCGGCTAATTCACCAGTGCGGCTTTGAATGTTAGTCGCAATGATGTCCGAAATTGAGCTATTGGCAAATGCCATAGTAATCTCCAATTAGGTTATCAAAAACGCTCATTAAGATTGTCAAACTGTTCCATCAATAATGAACGCCTATCTTGCGCTTTGGTACTCGTCGCTGCCCCTGGTGTTGAGGATTTAACGCTGACCGCTGCCGCCCGAGCCGCTTTCGCTGCTCTGTTCGATTGTTCCCGTTTCGCTGCATCTGCTTGACCCTGTGAGGCTTGCTGATGTTTTGTAAACAGGTCGTTATCTAGGCGTATTGCCTTTTGGTACGCATCATCCAAGTCCTTCGCCACACCGCTGTTAAGCAGTTGGATCATTGTTGGACGAGCTTCCTCAAAATACTCTGCTTTTGATTGAAACTGGTTAATTTCGCTCAAAAGTGCTTCATTCTGTGCATTTTCCTGCGCTTGCTTCCAATTTAACACCTCGCCACGAACTTGTGCAAGCTCGTTTTGAATGGCGTAAAAGTTAGGATCAGTAGGCTGAATCTGCACATCGCTCATGTTGATGCCGTACTGTTGAGCTAATTGGGCAAAATATGCTTGTTTCTGCTGTGGCGATCCGTGGCGCAAGACGTTATCAGCCTCCATCAAGGCTTTGACCGCCTGTGGTGCTTCGATGCCTAAACCACGGATGTTGTTCATGTACGGCTCAATGGCCTGCTGCATTTGGTCAGCATATTGAGCTTTAGTAAGCAAAGGCTGAACCCCTGCTCTCATTTCTTCTTCACGTTTCCAAGCGTATTCTTTTAGCTTTGGATCAGCGGTTGTCCAGGCTTCGTGATAGTCCTTCTTCCACGATGCCGGTGGGCGTTCCCAAACTGGTGGCTCTGCCGGTGGCTCAAGATTGGGTTGTTCCTGCGTCCTTACTGCCTCGACTGGTGCTTCATTCTGAACCTCATCGAACTGCTGTGACAGTAATTCTCGACGATCTGGCTGTTCAGTATTTTCCAATTGCATACCCCTTTAGGTAAATTTACGGCGAAGTTGTGAAAGAACTTGATTTGCCTGTTTGTGCGTCATGTTCGCCAGCTGCTGCCGCATGACTTCCCTGCGTGTGTCAACAGGCGGTGGCAACTTGGTTTCCATCTTTTCATTGCCCACTTCAAAGCAATTATGTTGACGCAAGTGTTCTCGATGTATTGACCGGCTCGTAATCATTGACCCGTCAATCATGGATTTGTAGGGTTGAATGTCTGGCATCACCATTGGGCCAAGGCTCTCGTAATGCTCTTTTGAGCCTTTCTCGACCAGTTCGCCATTAACGTATATGTAAGTTTTTTTCATAACAGAGCTATAACGTCCTCATCATCCATTTCTATGTGTTCGTTGTAAATCCGGTTTACCCGATCTAAATCAGCCAACATCGCATCGTAATTGATTACCGCCGGCGCTTGGGCTGTGGCCTCAATGACAAACGGTTCTGCAATTTCTTCTGCGATTCTTGGTTTACCCTCTACTATTTGCTCAAATAACGCAATAACCTTATCTCGCCTTGCTTTTGCCTTTGCTGCCTCTGCCCTGCGGTGTTCTTCTTCCTTTCTCTTGCGGTCAACGCCATCGTGGGTGTCAACGTCAATTAGGACGGGTACATAGTCCCATGTTGCATCGTCCCACGTTCCGGTGTCCCAATACCCGTTCATGCAAGTTCAACCCCAGCGGCTCTCCCGTCTGCGCCACGGATAATCTTCTTAGGCGCCGCAATGACAGTCATCACACCGTTGATTTTATCCATTGCGGTGTTGTGCATATTGCTCATGTTGTCGTGCATCTGCACCATACGGTTCATTGCTTGCGTAACATTGTCACCCAGTTCTGCGGCAATCTTGGTGCTTGCTGCCTCTTGCGCCTCAAGTAACGGCAAGTCTAAGCCTGGGTTCGCCCCAATCCTAGCCACCATAATCTTGGTTGCAGACTCTAGCTCTGTTTTCCACTTCTCCAATTCTTCGGCAGCTTGCAACTTGGCTTGTTCCATTGCCTGCATATACTGTTGTTTTTGCGCCTCTAGTTGCATTTCGGCTTGCAATTTCATTTGTGCCATTTGTACATCAGCCTGTGCTTTGGCTTGGGCAACCTGAATATCGGCTTGCGCCCTCAGTTGTTCAGCCTGCGCCGTGGCCTGCATCTTCATCTGCTCGTTTTGAGCTTGAGCTTGCATCTTCATTTGCTCAAACTGCTGCTCTGCCTGCATCTTCATAACTTCAGGGTTGGGCGGTGGTGGCTGCTGCGCCATTTGTTGCTGTTTCATTTGCAACTCTTGCATAGCTTGGTCAATCGTACCTTCAATCGGTGCGGCTTTCTTGTATGCGCCAACACCGAACTTGACCAACTCAATCAGCATAGGCACTAACTCTGGCGCTTGTTGACCCATTGGCAAGGCTTGCGTTAAGAACCCACCCATCGCTTGCAAGAACTCAACTCGTTCACGTTTGTTTTGGTTCTCGTCGATCTGCACTAGGCTATCTGAGTCCACTTGGATGCGAAACGAACGCAAAGGTTTGTCTTGGATTAGCTGTAACGCCTGCGGAATTAGCGCCTGATCTGCCGGTTGCATACCTTGTGCGGCAGCGTACATAAGGATTGTTGTGGGTTGAAACTTAGTGCAGATAACTTGGGCTTTTAACTGGAATAGCTCACTCGCAAACAGGGCAACATCTTCTTGCATCGAGCGCAAGCGCAGTCCTGCATACTGACCCTTAATCTGTTGTGCCGTGGCGGTTTCAGAGGCTTGTCCCTGTCCCCGAATAATGTCACTAATACCTGTAATTTCATAGATTTGGGTTTTGATTTCATTCATTGCTCGATAGCATTGCATGAGCGTTGCCGCCATCACATCAATTGGCAACAAGTCAATCGACCCTTTTAATCCACCTTTTTCAGAGAACGCCATCCACTTATCGACAGGAATCAATGTGTTGTTATCGCCCTCAGTCAAAAGACGCTGCAAAGTGGGTTGTGATGCGTCATAGACCCCACGAACACGCAACGCTTTAACTAACCCGTCAATGCGGTCAGTCAAAATGTCTAGGTCTGTCGCTTGGTCTTGATACAGCACAAAGTCAGGTACAGGCACAAGCGTGTCGCTCGTCATTGTGGCGTACAAAGGTTTGGCACACGGAAAGAAGTTCTCAAGCTCGAGCGGATCTTCACGTTCATCAAGAATGTTTGGGCAACTCTTGCTAATCCAGTACACCTTGCCACTTTCTTTGTCCCACAGTTCGCAAATCTTAGCCCGTGTGAAGTCTTTGGATTGTGTCGAATACTGTTTATTGGTTTCCGGCCCTGCATCTAGCGGAATGGATTTAGCCGTTTCTTCGCCAAATCGTTCGATGAGGCTATCTTTGGTCATGTACACCCAGCGCCAAACTTGAGTGACTTCCTCCCATGTCCTAGCTACAGAATGTCCAAAGTCTTTCCAATGAACGTAATCGGTAGGCGCACACTCGTACTCAATTTCCTCTTGTGGCTCGACTTCCTCGCCCATAGCGCCATCAAGCGTCATAGCAGTCTTGACTTGCTGACCTGTACTGTCAACCTCGTCAACATCTTCGGTTACTTGCAGCCCATCTTCAGGAATGTCTTGCGCCCGAACGTGCGGTTCGTAACGCACCCATGCCACGCCTCGACCACCCAAGAACCTATCCTCAACTGCGTGTTTCATGGTCGATCTGAAATCGGTGTAATGCTCGATCTCAAAGTCCAAGGCACGTTCGATCAATTGACTCGCAACACGGGCAACTGGGTCGTTATCCCCAAAGCGTCGAGATACGTCAGCCTTTGGCAACCTGGCATACACCGCAGGGATCAGCGTCTGTACGTTAGACCACAGAATGTTGAATTTAGCGGTTTCGTTAGTGTTCTGATTGCGGTTGTCATCACGGTAGCGCCTCACAATCTTATTTGTGCGAGCTTCCCATTTTTTAAACTCATTGTCGTATTGGCTGATTACGTTTAGCCACTTCTGAACGCCAGTTAATGCTTCCATCTTAGTATCTCGCAAAAATTACGTCACGGTTTACCCGCCCGACAATCTCGTAGCCCCATTCTTGGAGTAGGTTGATTGTGTCCTCGTCGGTGTATCCATAACGACTGCCCAAGCCTTTCAGCTCAAGAGTGATAACCGGATACGTTCTCTTAATTGTTTGTTCAGCGCCCAATATGGCTAGATGCTCGTAGCCTTCAATGTCCAATTGGATAAAATCGCAATCATCCACCTCTAAAGCATCAATTGGTATAACTTGCACATCTTTGCCTACCTTTAACTGATGCGCCCCAATGTTCTCAGGGTATGGGTGATCGACTGCCGCTGTGCCGTTCTTGTCACCAAATGCAGCTCGATGATGCTCGATATTGTCGTGGCCTGCGACATTTAGCAGCAAAGCCTGATAATTGACCAAATCAGGTTCGACTGTAATGACACGCTCAAATTGCCCTGCCATCGTAGCGGGATAAACGCCAATGTTGCCGCCTGCTTGAATGACTGTGCGGAACTGGTTCATGTGGGTATAGCTCACATTCAAGTCTGGCAGCTCAACCAAGAGTGCGTTAATGCAGCACTCGTCAATATCAGGAACTTGCCAGCCTTCAACCAATTTCATACGGTATCCTTGTTTGTTCCCACGGTCTAGGCTTGCCGTGAAATATCACCACCTTGGCATCGTCTAACCCTTTGGGCAGCACATCAGCCTTAAAGCTAACAATCCCATCTGCAATGTCTTGCCAGTACGTTACTTTGTCACGCATATGGTGTTCGATATAGCTCTGATCGCCACCCGCTGCGTACATCTGTAATGCAGCAAACTTGTCGTACAAATCAACAGGTTTCGACCAATACATCATGCTCGACTGCATCGCTTTTGGGTTGTACTGACCCCGATAAACGTCACGCATAATGACAAAATCGTGCTGTTTTGCCGCCTCAATCATTGCCGTACAGTCACCAATAATGACGGTATCCAAGTCAAAGTACAACGCACTCGATAGCCGAAACAACTCCATCTTTGCCCACCAACCCGCCCAATCGTGCCGCAACGGTATGGTATCGCAACTTAACTGAATGTCTGACAAACAGACAAACTCATGCGGTGGCAAATACTTAGCGCACATTCGTTGCAGCTTGTAAACGTGCTGCGGCTCAAAGTCCCCCCCAGACCGCAAGACCGAAGCTACGATCATGCGCTAAAGATGCCAATTGCCAACACTTCCACGCCTGCGCCTGTCGTGATTCTCCACGATCCAAACTTAGAAATAGAGCCTACCTCAATGTTGTAAGTGTTAATGCCTGTGCCGCACAACGCTGGCAAAACGGTATGTGAAACGCCTGCACCGTCAAACAAAACAACGTTGCCCGTGGCAGATGTTGACACGGTACAAATTAAACGGGCTAGATAGTCACCAACTGCGCCTGTGCCGCCTAGGACTTGTGCGGTTTGGCCTGCTGCAACGTGTTCGTATTGATACTCATAAGGATGTTGTACGCCGCTCATAATCTTCTACTCCGGTTTGTTGTGTGGGTTGCCCACATATCATTTAAAGTTACTGTGTTCTCAGGCCCGACAATCAACGGCTTGACCATATCTGGCTGCTTAACCTTTGGCTCTAGCCTCCAAGCAATCGCCAACATTCGGAACGCATCTGCTGGGTGGCTTGTCCAATCATGCCTGGGCGTTTGCCTAAATGCCTTCTTATCCTCGTCGTATTCACGCTGATATTGCCTTAGTGCCTCTAGCCCATCATGCGTTCGTTCGCTGTCAAACCAACACATTGGCAGCATTTGACGTACCGCCTGAATTCCGTCTTGCACCGACAAGTCAGGCACGATAGCCATATTGTTGATGCCTAGATACTCACTCAACTGCTCAATAACTGACTTACCCGCTGCTGCTAGTGTTTTAGCCCTTGCATCGTGCGGTAAGTAATGTTTTGCGTATTTATACGGCTTTTCTACGACTATTTTAGCTATTTCTGCAATGTTTGCACCACTTATTGCAAAATAATCAATGATGTGGATTTCGTTGCGTACCACCTGATACCACCAAATAGCCGTGTCATCTCGATAGCCTAAGTCCCAAGCCGTGTAAGTTGGCAGGTGCGGATCGTAGTCAACACGCCTAACTTGCCCTGCATCTGTAATTTTGCGTAAGTCCTCGCCAAAGAACGCCCCCATTATGGCAGCTTCAAAACTACACTCATACTCTTGCAAAAATTGGTCTTGAGAAATTTGTGCGGCTGCTGCCCGTAGCTCTGTGTCAGGCAACAGCCCAGACTCACTAGCCTTTAGGACAAGGTGAAACCACTCGTTAGGCGTTTTCTTAGCTGTTTCAAATATTTGCCAAAACTGGTTTTTACCCTTTGGCGTACCGGCGAACACCGCCCAACCCTGCTTGTCTGACAATGTAGGTCGAATGACGTTACCCCACACGCTAGGTCTGAAGTCACCATATTCGTCCATAAACACGCCATCAAAGCCCAAGCCCCGCATTGCATCTGCGTTGTCAGCCCCGAACAAGCGTATCTTGCCGCCAGTTATAAGCTCGATGGTTAGCTCGGCCTCGTTGGATGACGCAAGTACAGGCGCTGCAAAGTGTTTAAGGTAATCCCAAGCCACGGATTTAGCTTGACTGCGAAATGGCGCAATGTAAGCAAATAGGGGATTTGTGCTTTTGCACATAAGCGCAGCACGAACAATGTCGTTAATGGCTGCGACAGTTTTACCAGCTCGTCGATGTGCAACTAGGCAAGCCCAACGTTCGGTGCGGTTATGAAATGGTTTGAAAGCGCCCCGTGGACTGTAGGGCAGCGTTACTTCCCGTCTTGCCACTTGACCACCATTTCAATCGGGCCATCATTAGCGCCAGTATGTTCGGTTCGTGCAAGTTTAGGAACGTGGTACTCAGCGACTGACATAAAGCAATCAAACGCCGTCTTTGGGCCGTACCGTTCATCCAAGGCAATGTCCTCAAGCCACTTTTGCAATAGGTGGGCGTTACCATCCACGAACGCTGCAATCGCCTCTCTAGCCTTCGCTGTGGACTTATTAGGCGTACCTACGGCTCGACCACCAACCCTTGATCTAGTTTTAGCTACTTTAGCTTGCTGCATATCTTTCTCAATTGTCTTAGATTTAGATATTTTAAGTTTAGCTTACTTATTGCGTTCGCTGATATTCTTAGCTTTTGCCCTTGCATCTTCTTTGCTTGATGCGCCCCATGCTTTTAAGGCTAAAGCTAACCTAGTAGGTTTCCCGTCTTTTTCCATTGGCCCTGGCATATTGCCCATGCGTGCGAGAAAACTGGCTCTGCGTGGGTTATCGCCTGACTTGACTGGTGGCTTGAGGTTCATACCCTCTGCTTTGGCACTCGCTCGACCTTTGGCATTTAGACCGCCAGCAGGGTTTTGCCCTTCTTTGCGTTGCCAAGCCGCTGTCATTTCTTCTCGTCTTTAGCTGTCTTAGCTGATTCTTTAAAGTCTTTAGCCGTTGGTGCGCCTGGATCGCCTGGCTTTCTCATCTTCTCACCGCTGCCGGCTTTGATACGCTCTTGTTTGGCAAGAATATTGGCATAGAGTCCCGCTTTCATTTTTGTGTCCTATTCATGTCTGGCAAAAGAACCGTGGGCTTTATTTCTAAACGCCATTAAATTTTGGGTTGCATCTTCAAGTTTATCAAATTGACCTATAAAAAAGCTAACCCCGTTACTCATGCATCTAGCCGTGTATTTTTTGGCTTTTTTACTGTAACTAATACCTTTAACGCCAGTTGTGTTTGTACTACGTTTCTTTTGATTCCACACGTTTTCAATCATTTGTGCTTCACGCAAATTGGCAATTTGATTGTTTTTAGGGTTTCCATCAATGTGGTCAACAATCTTAGGCAAATAACCGTGGTGCATCAAATAAATCAATCTGTGCGCTTTGTACGTTTTTCTTTTAAACCCAATACAAGCATATCCAAGCCCATCAACCCAACCAGATCGTTCTCGTAAAATGCCCGTACCTTTGGTTTTCCAATACAAATTGCCATCTTTGTACTCAAAATGCTTTTGCAATAATTCTTTTGTAAGAATAAAATTAGACTTATCCATTTCAACTCCTTAGCTGTTGTTTTGGTAGAACCCCATTAGCTTTGCCGAGCTTTTGGGGTTTATTTAAATGATTTGAGCTTGTACAGCGTACTGTCAATCAATCCTGCAATTTCATCAACAATGTTAGATAGTTCTGAATCTTGTGGCAACTCGGTTCGAATGTCTTTAACAAATGCTTTGACGCTCGTCATGTATTTTACGGGGTCAGTAGCTAAATGAAAATCCTTTGGATAGGATTTAATGATTTCATAAGACCCTTGATAAGCCTCGGCCCATTTGTCTGTCAAATCAACAATGCCATCGTAATACTCAGCCAGCGCAACGTGCTTTGCGTAGCTATCGGTCATTAGATGTTGAAAGTGCGCGTTTGTCCCGCTATGGAACAAAGTAGACACGAAAACGGCAGGATAATCCATAGTGGCCTCACAAGGTAGCTATAACAATTGTACAACCGCCGCCCGATTTAATCGACCCCCTTGCAATCTCTATTTTGTCAAACTGACCGTCATCCTCAAACACGCCGGCATCTTGCAATGCGTCAAATAAGCCTTTAAGCCTATTGTCTAAGTCAATGCTGCGCCTATCTTTTGGGAAGATAGTAATGATCGCCATAAGCCTGTTTGAACCAAAACTGGGTATTTTATTGATTGTGACGTACTCTTGCACCGCTTGTTTGTAATCTCGCCCACCCTGACTAAGTATTGTCCTGCCTCTAAAATTGCGCCAGTAAGTGTTTACACTTGGCGGTATCGGTAGTTGCAGCGTGGCGATCACAATAAAGCCTCAGTTTGGGCTAATAAATCTTCTTCTGTAACCCCATACTTTTGAGCAAACGCCTTTTTGCCCAGTCCATGTACCCCATCATTGCCGGTATGATGATTTGGGCATAGCGGTATAACCGGCGCATTTTCACGTTTCATTCCTAATCGTCTAATGTGATGAATATGGGCTGGTGTTTCGCCATATCCCAAGTGTCGGCACAACGAGCATCCAAGGTTAGCCAGTTTCTCAAAGTGTTTACGTTGCGCTTTGGTCAACTTGAGCCTCAGTCCATTGTTGCAAGTCAACCAAGACAATCTGCATATCCACAGCAACGTCAGCAGCTGCGTCATATTTTCCTTGCAATACTAGTTTTTGGTATTGGTGCATCATTGCTTTAAGTTTAATTAGGCTTTCAGAATAGTCAATCATTGATGCCTCGCAAATTCTTTATGGTATTTGTTTCTTACTTCTGTTGCCACCAGCTCGGCTAATTCAATATCATCATAAATACCAAAATACTTTTCTTTTTTGTTAACTCTGACGCAAACCATCCATTTTTGCGTAGCTTTATGCCATTTAACATTTTTAATTTTTGATCGGCTATCTTTTCTTACTCTTGAATTGTATTGATTTTGCGAACAGGTTGATTCTCTTAAATTTTCAATTTTATTGTTTAACGCATTATTGTCAATATGGTCTACAAAGTTGGGCAAGTATCCGTGATGCATTAAAAATATTGCTCTATGTTCGGCTATTGTTTTTTGTTTTATTTGAATATGCCAATAACGATGCCCTGTGCCTAAACTACCAGCTTTTTGATCTTTTTTTGCTCTGTAATTTCTATCTGAAATCCAATATAAACCACCATTTTTGTAATAAAAATTTTGATTTAACAATTCTTGAGTAATCATAATTCACCCCATCTAGGCAAAGTCATCACGGAAGTGCAGCAACAGGACGGTGATGAATCGTCTTTTCCCCCGCTAAAGGTAGTTGCTACGGTAATCTATTTTACCATTTTGTCTATTTGTCGATTGTTATATTGCTCAACTTTATATGATTCAAACCGCATTTTGGCGCTTTCAAGCCGCCATTTAAGCGTTTCAGCCGTTTCTGTAGCTTCTCCTATAGCTTTACATAGGTTTTGGTATTCAGGGCTTGCAAGGGCTTCTTTCTCTTGACCGCCAATTGTGGTTTCCTTTGATTTGCTCATCATAATTGCCCGTAGGCTGTGCTTGTATGCCTCCAGTTCAGCAACTCGACCTTTAGCTTGACCATAGATCGGTGCTGTGTTGTATATGTAATCAATTGCATCGTGCTGGTCTTTCACGTTCGTTCCCCAATGTCGTAAAACCAATCGTCACCAGCTGACCATTTGCGTGACCCGTCTACTGTCCAAATGTGGCGTGATGCTTGAAAGTCGGGGAACATTGTTTCAGATGGAATAAGCGACTGGTCGTACCAAAGGCATCGGTTGTTAGGCTGCGCTGCAAACTGACCATTATCTAACCGGATAAAATTAAATGATTTATGTTCCTCTGCAACTTCAGTAAATCCTGTGTCTACATCCATGCCGTCGGCACAAAAATCCACGGTAAACAAATATTTGCCAAAATGCCATTCTTTGTCTTTGCCTAAGAATTTAACCCCAAGGTTACGCAAGCCGATCTTTTCATGTACGGTAAAACTGTATCCCATGCAATCCCAAAGCTGTAGCGTGTCAATTTCCAAATGCCCATGTAACTCTGTGTACCAAACATAAGCGTGTATAGGCAATTTGTCGTAAAGCGCACCATAATTTGGTAAAAGGCTTTCTATGCGGAATACTTGACCACGCAATGCTTTAATGCTGACCCAAATAGCTGGTTCATATTCGCCATGCCCATGTTCAAAGTTATACAAATACTCTTTCCGCACAAAACACTTTATTGGCGGTAAGTTTCCAATGATGTAGCTCATATTAAATCCATTTGCTTTGGCATTACCTTCCATTCCCTTTCGGCCCGACCAGATTTGCTTTGAACGTTGCGACCAGTTAGCAAGATTTCATGATTGCGTTCTAATTCACTAAGCCGCCTGGCAACTTGATTGCCATCGAGTCCTGTAATCGTGGCTATGCCGTCTTTGCCCATCGCCCCATACTTGCATAAGGCTGCAATGATTATTGTGGCGTGTTGAGCCGCTAAAGCCTTTGCAGAGTCGGCAGCAGCCCAACTGGTTGACGGGTCGGTGTTTCGAGCGACTTGGTTCATCTCACACCTTTTGCTTTAGCAATGATTCGTTCAAATGCGTCACTATGACTCATTCCCAACGCTTTTTTAATTAAAGAAAGTGATTGAGCAATAATTGGATTCAATGTAATTGGTGCGGTTTTGCGAATTGTTTCCAATGTTGTTTTTGCATCTTCCAATGCTTCAATATCTGCGCTGTTAACTTGCCAAAGCGCATCAATGTCCATTTCAAGTTCACTTTCAAT